ATAAACGACGCGGCCACCTCTTTCAGATCCGCATCCCATTCAATGCGTCCGCTTTCAATAACGTCTGCCGCTTTAAGTACCAGGCGATTTTTTGTGCTCAGGTCGTAGCGGATAGGTTTCAGCACGCGCATGGCAAAGGGGTGAATGTTGTCATAAACGCCCTGGCCGATGCCGGTCACGTCTACGCCCAGATAGGTGAAGTTGTACCGGGCAAAGAGTTTTTTGATCTCGCTGGCCTGATGGCGGAAGTTCATGCCGCGCCAGTTGATAATCGCCAGCACGCGAAACTTCTCACCGGCCAGCACCGGCGGTGCCAAAATCACGAAGGTTGACAGGTCACCGGAGCGGGCAGGGTCATAACCGCCCCAGACCGGACGATCATCAAACGGGCGGCGCGCTTTCGGGTCGTGGTCCTGCCAGAACGTGATATCCGTGCCGCATTTTTCCAGGTCGGAAAAGCTGAACACCGCGTCCTTACTGTCGACGAACACGCACATGTACAGCATATCGAACGTGTCTTTGCTGTAGCGGTTGCGCAGCTTGTCGATGCTGGCGAGGTTGAAGCCGTTGGCAATGGCGTCTTCCATCGTGATGACATAGCGCCACTGGCCATCCGGGCAGAGGCGTCCGCCGTCGCGCATGGCGTCAAACGTGGGGAACACCACGGCGGCGCGTTTTTTGCTGCCTTTCTTCCATTCTTCGCCGGTCCAGAACGGGTAAGCCTGGTGCGTTTTGGCTGACGGCGTTGAAAAGTAGGTGGTGCGCCATTTGTCGTGTGTGGCCATCGCAGAGGCCACTTCATTCAGCCGCGCGAAGTTTGGAACCCAGAAATATTCGTCACAGTAGAGGTGGCCGCTGTATGACTGCGCCGTATTCTTGTTTGTGGACAGAAAGCGCAGCTCTGCGCCGTTGCTCAGGCGGATAGGGTTGCCGGTAAGCGTGATGCCGAAATATTCCTGGGCAATGTTGACGATATATGAGCGGAAAACCTCCGCCTGCGCACGCGAAGCGGAAAGGAAAATCTGCGGGTCGCCGGTCAGCACGGCGTTTTCAAACGCCTCAAAAGCAAAATACCAGGTCGCACCGATCTGGCGGCTTTTGAGGATGTTACGCACCTGCTGGCTGATGTTCAGGCGAAGGTGTTTCTGGTAGCCGAACAGGTGTTCTTCAGCCCATGCGTTCAGGTCGTCTTCCGTCAGTCCGGACACGTCATTTTTGGTGTATTTACGCTTACCGCGCGGCTGGTCGCTCTCCTCATCGTTGCCGCCGTTGCTGCCGCCTGTGGATGACGGGCGCGCGGCGGCCAGTTTCTCTTTGTGCTTGTTGTGCTGCGCGCGCAGCTTTACCGCATGGGCAATCAGCTGATCCAGTTCTTTCAGTTCCAGTTCTGTTTTGCCATCGCGTCCGGTCAGCAGCTGGATGCGGCGCTCTATCGCATCTTCCGTGCTTTCATGACTGAGCATATCTGCCCAGCCTTCCTTTTCCGCCCAGTAGTAAATAATCCGCGCATTCGGCAGATTTAATTCACTGGCAATTTCCTTCGGCGTATACCGCCTTAAATACAGGGCGCGCGCGACGCCGCGTAATTCATCACTGTATTTAGCCATTCGATATTTTCATTCCTTTATATGTCTGATGACTATTATGCCGGTGAGAAGTAAATAAAAATCCCGCTTTGATTCTTTATGGTTCGTCTAATTGCCTTTATCCGAACACAGCAGAATTTGTCAGGGTGCGGCTGGCGTTTAATTCATTAATAATGGCTCTGCTGTTACGGAGGGCAGAAAAATATATGTCACAGTTATGTACTGACTGGCTGTGTATTGCCACCGAGGGAGATACGGTTGACCGCCGTGAATTAAAGCGGGAATGGTTAATTGATGCTGCTGAAACATATGACCCTGAATTATACGCCGCACTTATTTGGCCGGAGCATGAACGCGATTACGGAAATGGGGGCTGCGTAAAACAGGTGATGTGGCAGGAAGGTGATGACGGGCTGGTAAGGCTTTACGCAAAAATCAGCCCGAACATGAGCCTGATTGAAGCCAATAAACGCGATCAGCTTCTTTATTTTTCGGTAGAACTGACCGAAGACGGAAACTTTCGCGGCACAGGGCGCAGCTATCTCGAAGGGCTGGCGGCAACGGACTCGCCTGCCAGCGTGGGCACTTCACGTATGCGCTTTAGCCAGCGCAAAAAAATCAAACCCGGCTGCTATCGCTATAAGTTTGGCCGGAATGGAAAAGTGGAACAGGAAACAAAAATGAAAAACTGGCAAAAGCTGTTTGGTATTCAGCCGAAAAAATTCGCTGAAGATGATGTGACTACGGATGCGCCGGAAGACAGCGATAAATTACAGGCGCTGGCTGAAGCCCTGAATAATCTTGAAGGTCGTGTGTCTGCAATTGAAACGCAGCTGGCTTCCACGCAGGAAGATGTGGATACCATTGCCGAAGTGGTGGATACGCAGGAATTTGCAACGCTGCGTGAAAATATCGGGGCAGTCATTAAAAACTTTGGAAAGCTGGATAACAAGATTACACAGCTGCCGAAGCGTAAGCCCGGCGATAAGCAGGAAAGCCGCAAATTTAAATTCATCTAATTTCGCCTTCGTCAGGGAAGTTTCTATAAGTCGCATTATTTGCGAGAGGGTTATTTATGAAGTTAAACAAACGCGCACTGGCATTCATTGACGCTTTCTCTGCCGGACTGGCTGAGCATTACAGCGTGACGAATCCAGCCCGCGCATTCAGCCTCACCGATCCGCAGGAAACCAGCCTCCGCGCTGCGCTGCTGGAGTCCGTTGAGTTCCTGAACATGATCACCGTGGCAGACGTGGACCAGCTGAGCGGCCAGGTCGTTTCGGTGGGTGCGTCGGCACTTCATACCGGGCGCGTGGCTGACGGGCGTTTTCGTCGCAAAGTCGGTGTGGGCGGCAACGATTACAAGCTGGTCGAAACGGATTCCTGCGCGGCGCTGAAATGGGATCTGCTTTCACTGTGGGCGAATGCCGGTGATGAAGGTGAGTTCTTCCAGCTGGTGCAGACGTTTTCCAATCAGGCGTTTGCGCTGGACATGCTGCGCATCGGCTTTAACGGCAAAGAGGTGGCGACGACAACCGATCCGGAGAAAAACCCGAACGGCGAAGACGTCAACATTGGCTGGCATCAGCGAATGCACGACTTTAACGACGGCTTCCAGATTATGACCGATAAGGTCAGCCTGGACGATGCCGGTGATTATCACTCGCTGGATGCGATGGCCTCTGACCTGATTAACGCAAAAATTCCGGCGCAGTTCCGTAACGATCCGCGACTGGTGGTGCTGGTCGGGGCCGATCTGGTCGCGGCGGAGCAATACCGCCTCTATCAGAAGGCGGACAAGCCCACGGAAAAAATCGCCGCGCAGATGCTGGGCAGCACCATTGCCGGGCGAACCGCGATTATTCCGCCATTTATGCCGGGCAAGCGCATGGTGGTCACGCCACTGTCAAACCTGCATATCTACACGCAGCGCGGTACGCGCCAGCGTAAGGCGGAGTTTGTGGAAGACCGCAAACAGTACGAAAACAAGTACCTGCGCAATGAAGGTTACGCCGTTGAAGAGCCGGAGTTGTACGCGGCCATTGACGAAAACGCAGTGACCATCGGCAAGGTGACCGAACCGGCAGAGGGTTAAATATGAGTCTTTCACCCGCACAGCGACACAGCCAGCGCGTGGCCATGCAGCAACAGCAGGCGCGGCTTGAGGAAGTTAATACCACGGCCAGCCTTCACCTGCAGATGCAGGAAATCATGGAAGACGTGGCGGTATTACGCAGTCTCGGTACCACGGCGGAGCGCGTGGAAATGAAGCGTGATGTGCTGCTGCCGAAGTGGATGCCCACGGTAGAAAGCTATCTCGAACTGGGCCGCGTGTATGCCAATCCGGTGTTCGCGTACTGCGTTGTCTGGCTGTTTGACGTGGGCGAGTACGATCAGGCCCTGGACTGGGCAGACATTGCCATTGCGCAGGAGCAGGCCACGCCGGAGAACATCAAATCACGATTTCCGGTCTTTGTGGCCGATCAGATGATGAACTGGGCGGAGCAGGCAAGCCAGGCGGGTGAAGACTTAGAGCCTTATTTCTCGCGGACGTTTGAAAACGTTACGCAGCGCTGGCGGCTGCACGAGGAAATCACTGCCAAATGGTTCAAATTCGCGGGGCTGCTGCTGCTGCGTGATGAATCAGGACAGGCGCGGGCGGCGGCGTCAGATAGCGTTGAAACGCTGTCTGAGGCTGACCGGCTGCTGGCGGCCGCCGAGGCGAAGTATCACAGAGCAGGCGTAAGCACGATGCGCAAGACAATTGCGGCGCGCATCCGGGCGCTTACGGCTGAATAACGACTACCGCAAGCCGGGTGGGCGCGGATGAGGGCAGAACACGCAGTGTAATGCGCCGTGGATTCCGGTCAGCCCACCTTTTTACGGGGGATTTTATGTTCAGTGGCAAGCCGATTGAGTACCAGGACAGCCCGCTGACCAATGACGGATTCTGGCCGGATATGAACCTGTCAGACTTCCAGCGCAGCCGCAGTATTCCGGCTGACGTGGACGCGGAGACAGTGGCGAATGCGCTGCTTACGGCGGCAGCGGAGGTAAACAGCGGGCTTGCCGGTGTGCAGGAAAAGCACCGGGCGGCAGGATATCAGACCGCTGCTGACGTGCCGGGGGTCAGCATGAACGGCATCAGTCAGCTGGCGGCGCAGTACAAAAAAGCGGTGTATGCCAGGGCAAAAGCGGACCTTATGGGTGAGTTTGCGTCAGTTGGCCGCCGCGAGTCGCATCCAGGACAGGAGAGCGATGAAACGCGCAAGGGATTGCTGGCGGAGGCGTCAGTGACTATCCGCCTGATCAAAGGGCTCAAACGCGCCACGGTGAGGCAGGTATGAGCAGAGAGAGTCAGCTTGAATCACTGACCAGCTTCATTAAGTCAGAAATGCCGCCGCGTGCCATGCAGTCATTTACCAGCGAAATGACGGGACTGAAAACCATCCCCGCCGCGCGTGATATGGGTCTGGGGCAGGTGCAGCTTTCGGTGATCCGCTATGACGCTGAGCTTATCTGGGAGCGCTTCCCGTACCGTGAGTGCGATCCGCGTCTGCTGATGGCGCTGCTGGAAGTGTGGCAGGCGATTGACACCCAGGACCGGGATTTATTCGGCCAGGTCGGGATAACGAATGCCGATCCTGACTGGGACATTGAGCTGATAGACGAGGAGGCCGCAATTGTGTCCGTTACGGTGCCGATGGCGGAACGGCTGATTATCGTGCCGGATGAAAACGGGCAGATTCCTTATCAGGGCGGACGTTACCGGCTGGCCGATCCGGAAATCTGGACGGCGCTGAGCGCGATGATTTACACGGCGGTGGCGGAGTGATTTTCGGGGCGGAGATTAACGCCGCGCAGCTGCGTGAAATGCGTCGAGAGATTGCAAAGCTGGAGCTGCCCGACAAAAAGCGCCAGCGGCTTATCTGGCGAATGGCGAAGTATGGCGTGATCCCGGCAGCAAAACGCAACGTGCGTAATCAGCAGTCACCGGACGGTACGCCGTGGCAGGCAAGAAAAACGCGCCGCCGGGGAAAGATGCTGCGCAACCTGCCGAATCTGCTGCACATCCGCGAAATGCCCGAAATTGAAGCCGTGCGGCTTTACCTGCAGGGTGGTGGATACCGGAACGGGGACAAAGCAGTACCTGCCGGGACAGTGGGTTATGCGCAGCAGGAGGGAATGAAAACCAGCGTCAGGGCCCGCGGAACAGGTCGCCCCGCACCGGCGGGAAAAATGGCCACGCTGGCGCAGGCTAAACGGCTGCGAAAGCTGGGCTACAAAGTGAAGCGCGGGAAGCGGTGGCGTAAGCCGCCGTTTAAGGAAATTACCGAAACAATGGGATATGCGCAGGCAGGTCTGCTGATCCGCAAGCTGACGGGCCGGGCGGCAAAAACAGTATGGACTGTCGATGTGCCGTCCCGTCCGTTTCTCGGGATGGGCAGCGACGATTTTAATAAGGCGCTGGCGCGCCAGCTGCAGGCCATTGGCTACGGCTGGGACGTTAATGCGCAGGATATCAGGGGAAGGGTATGAGCTGGCCAAATGTAACGGTCAATCAGCTTAATCAGCTGCAGGGTGAAACAAAGGATATTGAGCGCGTCGTGCTCTTTATCGGACGCGGCGCAACGAACGCCGGGAAGACGCTGGCGATTAATACGCAGACCGATTTTGATGCGCAGCTGGGTGCGGCGGATTCGGTGCTGAAAAGTCAGGTCATGGCCGCGCTGGAAAATGCCGGTCAGAACTGGTCCGCATTCGTTCACGTCCTGGCCGAAGATGCAGAGCTGTCGGCCTGGGCAGATGCCGTACTGAGCGCGCAGCAGGTGGCATCCGTGGAAGGGGTGGTGTTGTGCGCGGATGTTCCGGAT